TTCCTGAGACAGGGACATCACAGAGCACTTACTGTCTCGGGCACCGCCCGCATGAATGCGGCCCTCTGTTCGGTGTTAAGCGTGTCCTACAGGTAGGTCGTTCAGGGCAAGAGCAACGTGATCCCATTGTGGGTCCGCGTTGTCTTGGTGGATGGAAATGGTTGCCGTCTTGATCGTCTTGCTGGTGAGGTCGGAAGCGACATCATCGTTGAACTCGATGGCGAACCGCGTGCCTTTCGGCCATTTAAGATCAAGCGCCTTCAACAGATCGAGAAGACGCTGGTGATGCGGGTAGGGCATTGAACCTCCCGTGAAATACAAGCCCCACGGGTTTCCTCCTGCCGTGGGGCAATATGGCGGTGAGAAAACCGGAGTCATCTCCGGCCCTAGGACGCCACGTTTTCTGCTGACATGGAAGGAGCCTCAGGTGCCGGATCGGTCGGCTTCGGGAGAGGCGAGTATTGCGCCTCTCCAGTCGTCTCATTCCAACCTCGGATTTCGATACCGAGTGCCTGCCCGATCTCGAACCTGATCTTCGTGCGCTCACCGCGCCGACGCGATACCAGTTGCTCTGCGTCCAGCAGGTTGCGCTTTGCGTGTGCAAGCTCGGACTCTGCCAGCATCAATCTGTAGTGCGCCGCGTTGAGTTGCGAGATTTGTGGCTCGGGGATTATGACCGTGGGCTGTTGTTCACCCATTGACAACCTCCTCGGTCTTCACGACCTTCTCCTCGAACGCCTCGATCTCGCTCAAGTCTGGCGGCGTGAGAAACTCGACGATCAGATCGAACACCACGACTGCATCACGCTTCAGTTCGTCGATGTCTCCATCGTTGACCTGAATGATGTAGTGCCAGTCTTCGTCTGCCATGAAGTCCAGAGCCTTCTCGGACTCGTGCGGAGGGGTATTGCTCTTGTACCCGAGGCGATCCACGCGGACCACAAAGCCAGAGGACGGGTCTTGCTTGACCCATGACACTTCGTTCGGGAACCGCATGTCGCTGACGAGTGCGATGCGTGGTTTCTCAACCAGCAGTACATCGTTCAGCTTTTTGATCCAGTAGTTCGGGTCCTGATTGCGACGGTACTCTGTGCCCCACCATTGCAGCAGTGTGCGCTGCTTGCCGAGGGGACACAGCGGGTCAGTCATGTCCGCATCCGGGTCGTACTGGACCCACGACGGGAACGGAGTGAAGTCATCCTTGCCTACCTCAAACGTTCCACCCTGCTTGAATAACTCAAGCATCCCGCCTGCCGCGACTGCCGCGTCGTTGACTTCCTTCTTAAGGACATCGGCGAACGCGTAGCGGCGTACATCGTACTGACCAGCGCGGGCTGCGATGATCGACTTCACGGCTTCGTCTTTCCCGTGGCGGGCCTTGTAGCCAAAACCAACTACGATGGTGTTCTCCATTACGAGAGCACCGCCGAGATGATTCTGAGCACTCGGAAGACGAGGGCTGACGCGAAGCCATAGGCCAGCGTCTTGTACAGACCGATGAACTGCCAGCCGCCGCACCAGTGGAACGCGGCGTTCAGGCAGAAGATGATCGCGGCGATTACGCCTGTGTCGATCACCACGCCGAGGGCTATCATTCCGAGAACCGCCAGAGCAGTTGCTAGGAACAGACCGAAGCCCACGGCCAACTTACCTTTCAGACTCATTGAATAGTTGTCTCCACACTCGATTGGTTTGTCAGCCACTTATTTCTTGGGCTGCGGTTGCTGTTTCGCAGCGATGCGGGCAGTCAGTTCTTCCTTGGTAAGCCCGTAGTCGCCCGCCTTGAAGAAGACACAGTTCGGGGCGACTTCCTGCCCGATGCCAAACGTCCCTGTGCCTTCCTTGCGAATGATGTACTCGGTTGTGCTCATGCTCTCCTTAGCGTCCCCACCGCTCCTTGTAGTCCTTTGCGAACTCGCAATAGCCGTTGGGGTCTTGCCTCTGCACGTGGGTGCAGTCCAAAAAGTATTGCCATGTTTGAATCTGCTTGTTCGAGACTCCGAAGAGCCACTGACCAGCCGGGATCACTTCCAGACCCCAGTTGACGCCAAGCTCGTTCTGCCCGTTGAGGCTGCCATTGGACAGCAGTCGCGGGAAGCTGACCGGGACGTGAATGTCACCGATGACGAAGCGATCAAACGTTGCTCCTTCAAGACCCGCGTGCGACCGATAGATCGGTGAGTCGAACAATGCGCGCGTGTGATTGATGAACGACGAGATGCTCTTCGCTTGTGCTTCAGGGCTGTTCTTGTAGCCGACTTCCATGCCGTGATTGAATCCATACCGATGTCCACGGATGTTCTCGAAGATGAACGGGGACATGTCCTGCTTAATGGTGAACCCCTTCACCCCTTTGAAACGGTCGATGAGCATCTGGTAGATCAACCAGTCGAACGTGCGCTGCGCCTGCAACTTCGTCGGCATCTTCTTGTCCTCTGCCATACGCATGTGGTTGCCCACACTGAACAGCAGGACGATCTCCTCGATGACGCCTTCGTCAATCAACTGCTGAAGGTCTTCGATCATGAAGCGCAGCATGTGGTACGAGAAGTGAATCTGCGCCGGGATGAAGAGTGCATTGCTCTTGGGAGCATCGTGCAGGTCACCGTTCCCAATGTCGCCTAGGATCGGAACGTACAGCCGCTTGATCGGATACATCGCACGGTGCAGACCGAGAATCATCTTGGCCTTCTTTGCGATATAGCCGAAGCGATTGGCCGCGATCTCCAAGTCAAACTCAGGGAACCCGCTAGTGTCGCCGTGGCGGATCACATCACCGAAGTGGGTGTCCGATATGACGAGAACAGCGTCTTCGCTGTGGCCTTCTTTTACAGGAGGCACAGCCTGCGGCTTAGCCGCTTTGGTACGTGACACAGGGGATGAGAAGTCTCCCATCACCTGAGTGAACTCATGAATGTTTGCCAGCAGGTCGTCGTAGCCTGCGTGGTTCTCTGCGAGATGCTTCCGCATCTCCCGCTCGGCATTCAAGTCGAGCCGCATCTTGGCAAGCGAGCGTGCCAGCTTCGCGTTCTCACGGATGAGGTACTCTTCATTCGATTTGAACGGCTTGTCAGTTGCGGTTTGGGTAAGGGCCTTCGCTACGGCCTTGTCATGCGACGACTCCAGCCTCGCGGCGATCTTCGGCAGGTTGTTCGCGGCGATGTAACGCTGCAACCGTACGGACGATGCGCTTGAGCAATGAAGGTGCCGCTTCAGTTCCTCTTGAGTGGGGAACCGCTCTTCCGTCGCTTGAATCTCTGAGGCGAACGGAATAGCCCGGTCGAGCAAACTAAGCTCGTGGGGCGTCAGGTCGATCTTGGACAAGAACCCTCCAAAAGAAATTGAGCAGCCAGACAAAGGGCTGGCTGCCCACAGGTGAAAGCCTTGCTCCCACCAACACAAATAGTCTAACATAGTATAGTACTAAAGTCAACTATAATATGTGTCAGTCGGTTAGGGGCCAAAGTGTGCGGTTGGCGGGGGTTTACGGGCGGTCCTTGAGGACCTCGATACCCGTTTTGATCTCCTGAAGAACTTCCAAGTCCGCCTTGCGGTGCTCCTCATCAGACTTGATTGCGTCCCGCAGCAATCTAGCTGTTTCTTCGGTAGCTGCCTGAATGTGGCTCAGGTGGTTATTCATCAGGGTGTCAGCCCAAGCTGTGATGCCTCGCTTCGTGCTGCCGTAGGCTTTTATGACTAAGCCGAAAGCTGTGAGAAGAGGCAACCAGAATTTGACTGCCGCGTACAATGCGATTGCGGTCATAGGTTGATCCGTTGGTTGTTGAGATATGAGTGCAGGGTTAGAGGTTGTGGTTGCAGAGCCAGCGCGTCGCCGTCGCGCCGCCCAAGGACTACCTATTGAACTCGGTGTAACACCATTGCATAGACAACCCTCTTACGTTAGCTGCGGCAGCATTGTCTATTGATACAAAGAAGTCGCAACCAGTGGATGTCGATGGTGTGGTTGTGCTTATCGTCGCGACCAAAGTACCGTCGATGTAGAATGTGTACGTGCCTGATGATTGCAAAATCATGAACACATGACTTGTACTGGTGTCGATAGCCACGCCAGTGTCCACGACCGTCTTATTTACGTTGCTTGTTCCCACAACTGCCTGCCAGTGTGCATCAGAAGCAGGCGTGGAAAATCTGAAAGCTGCGTAATTCGTGTTGGGAGTGTCCGAATCAAATGTAGTGCCGGGAGTGGCGACCGAAGCATAGCCAATCCAGTAACGCACAAGGGTGGATTGGTCAACCTTTAGCCTCGTCTGGAAGCATTGGTAAAGTCCAAATGTTCCGCTGTTTGTACCGCTACCATTACTAATGTCGTTCTTCACCCAAGCAACACTGTTAGCTGTGCCAGAAGTGTTTACTTGCACAGACGCGCTTTCTGTGGCGGACGGAGAGTTCCAAGTACTAAAGCCTCCAAGATTGTTTGTTAACACTTGGGCAACAGAATCGAAGCCATTCAGTGTAGTAGGGTTTATATTTGGACAAACTCTGGTGTAGCTCCAGCTACCAAAACCGGGGCGTGGTCCGACCTGAGTTCCCCCGCCGCCCGACGGAGTGACGGGCTGCCATTGATTAGCAGCGTTCACCCACGTCAGTACCTTTCCATTATCGGCTGATCCTAGAGCGCCCGTGTTTTTAACTGGGTTACCATAGATGGCTCCGACGATACATGCGGTGCTACCGTCTGCCTTTACTACATCTCCGGTCAACGGTCCGCTTGCTGTTCCTCCGCTACCAGCGACAACCGTGGTTGGCGTATACTTGGTTCCATCCCACACGAGTGCTTGGTTAGCGGACGGAGCAGTAGGGTCTACTGTCTTACCTTGGATGCTGGCTATCTGACCAGAACTAAGGGCGGTCGATTTAACTCTAGCGTAGGTTGATCCATCTGCGATGTCGTCCATTGTGCCGCTAAACGCTATTGCAGTTTTTGTGGTTAGCGCAGTCCATGATTGGGTCTGCCCGGAAGTGTTATACGCGCGAACCCATACGTAAACGCTAGTGCCTGCTTTACAAGACACGAAGAAATGAAACGTCGTGTCTATTGAGTAAGTGAACGGTATACGGAATTGTGGAATTGTTGTTGATACGGGTGCAGTGCCTGTGAAGTTGTAATAAACTTCGAAGTGATTGATGTCACTTGGCACACCCGTGGGCGTGACCGTGTAGGAGATTCCTGTGGAAATAACGTCGTACGTCGCCGCATACGTCGTGGTTGGAGCCGTACCGTTTGTCGCCGCTATCGAGTATGAAGAACTCCACGAAATCGCTCCACTATCGGGAGATACCACACCCGCGCGCAGGTAGTACGTGGTGCCTTTCACTAGACCACCAAACGACATCAAACTCTTCTGCTGCCAGTACGTGCCGTCCCATACGACTGCGGAAGTGGCTACCCCAACTCTGATCGTTAAACCAGAGTCGGAATAGCACTCCACAACAAAACTTGAGCAGTACCTAGAAGTGCTCTTCAAGCTATGAACGAATATAGACCCGACTTTTGTTCCCTCCATGACTTTAGAATCCTCCTAGGTTGATGTGGAACTCTTTCCAAATCTGCTCAATGAACTCCGTATCGTACTTGCCTTGAATTCCGGTAGGCACAGTCGGGTTCGTGGTTGGGTTACTCGGTGCGGGGATCGCGTATACCTCGTTGCCGTTGAACTCAGCAACCGCGTCAGGCGTGTATACATGGCTCGCAGTGATGGAACTCCCATTCCCAATGGCATCGTAGGGAGTTACTCTGAAGTATCTCTGCTTAAAGAAATCAGGATCACCCAGAGTGAAGTACTGGTTGGGAGTTGTCTTATTGAGCACATCGTGTGTGAATGTGTTATCCGTGGCGTCGATCTCCACCGTGTAACCAGTGGCGCTCGATCCGGTCCACTTCAGCGTCTTCGTGACCTCATCCACACTCAGGCTGCTCGCGCTTGGCGTCGGGATGGTCTGAATCAAGTTGTACGACGCGCTGTACTCTCCTAACAGGTTGTAAGTGTACAAGTAGAAGTTCAAGCTCCTACTCGTGTTGTTCGCCACGGTGTATTGTGGAGCGTACCCTGAGTCTGTCAGGTTCGACTGGTACAGAACCGTCGCGTTGTCACTGGCCCTGATCTCGACACCCCACACATCATCGGCCACGCTCGGTAGAAGAACGTTGACGATTGGGTTGGCAATGTCCGTCGTGTCCATAAACCCTGTCGGGGGTTGTGGCACGAAGGGGAAGGAACACGCAACGCTGGCTGCAAACCTGCTGGTCGCGCCATACGCCGATAGTACAGCTACGTTGGACAACCCAGAGTCCTGTGTTTTGCAATACACCGTCTCGGCAGCGGAATTGCTCTCTACCGAGGCGCGGGTACCGTAGAACGTTAGAGTTGCGGGAGGCGTATACCCTCCGACTTCGCCACTGCCGAGGTTGCCCATATTGGCAAAAAGCTGATAAGAACCTGATGCGGTATGTGGGAAGGTATATGACACGGAGATTCTCTGCCATTGCCCAGTGAACGTGAAGTACTGCGTGACCACTGGGTCGCCGCCTACTCCATCGTACAATTGCACCCACAACATTTGCCCCGCCGTGCCTTTAACACTAACGGAGAAGGTAGCCTTCTGGTCCGGTGAGACAGTGAAGGTCTTGGTCACAGTGTTGATGTATCCGCCGATACCGTGGCTACCCGGTAAGACGCACTTGTTTATGAATCCCAAGTGCCCGTCCGGGTCTAGAGCTTGCACCAATGTGACATAGTGACCGCTGCCAGAAAAACCTTGCCAAGGTGTATTTACATACTGGTTACTTCCATCATAAGCGACCCATGTTTCCGAGCTACAGAGCACATTACGAACATCTTGCGCCTTGATAAACACGACACTGTTGCGCTTGTTTCGCGGCAGTGAGAACTTCTGTGTCGTGAAACGGCCCGCCAAATTGCTTCCGTCATCACACCCCCATCCAGTGTCCGTGTAACGAACTTCGTATGCGCCTCCCGTGGGAGGGGCAGAACCCACGTCGAAGTAGAAGTGTGTCGCATCTACTCCGTACGCGTGTCCCAGAAGGGTCCACGTGCAGGTTCCGTCCGGCGTGGTAAGAGGAAGCCCGCCGCTGGCCGTCACCGTGCCGATGCCCGAGTCAGAAGCTCGCGCAACGTCAGCGTGCCCGGTCGTGGCCGTGAACGTCTTGCCGTTGATCGAAGTGACCGTGATCGACGTGCCGTTCAGCCATATCGCGGTTGTGAAGCCGGACAAAGCAAGAACGGTGCCGACGTTCAGCATAGCCGTGACATCGACGGGTGATTCGAGGGTCAGCACACCGCTTGCAACCGTGACGAACACGCACCCAACAATCGAACCGATGGGAACAATGTTGTTCTGGAGGTTGGCCCATGTTGGTACGGTCGAACCGGATATACCGACGGTGCTTAGGTGTTGCAGATTGCCGTTGCTGTCCAAGATGGTGATGTGACCGACACCAGAATAATCATGGCTGGCCTGCCACGCTCCGTAGGTCCCACCGTTGGTGAGGTCCATACGAGGATTCGTGACATCCGGGGCATAAGCACCTAAGCTCACGCCGCTCACAGGAATGTACTTCGGTATCTCCGTGGAGTCGATTGTCGTGAACACGTCAGATTGCAGCGCGAATTTGGATAGCGTAGAAAGCAATCTGATGCTGTCGTTCTTCAATCCGAACGTTATCTCGTGAATGAAGATTTCGGTGCTACCATTCAAACCCTGAAAGTTGGTCTTGACTTCGCTGATCTGTTCGTTGAAGCTGCTCACCGGAAAATCAGAGGTCAGGTTGGTGAATGGCAGGATCGCACCAGCCACAGGCTCAGCCGTCACGTTCTGCGCGGGGACTCTGTACGTTCCCTCGTAGTGGGTGTAGGCGTTCTGCCCGATGATGGCGGCAGCCGCAGCCTCGCAGTCATCTGAGGTCTGAGGCACAGGGGTGATGTCGCCGTTACGAACAACGCTGCGTATACCAGCGTCGCCCCAGTTCATAGCCTCAGTATTGACGGAGCCGTTGTCTCTGGACCGACCGACAGCAACACCAGCCGAGCGATACTCCAATCGGATGATGTCTCCCTTTTGAGGAGTAGTAGCCGTCAGGTTGGAACTATCCTTGAAGAACTGAAGCGTCGGATCACCGAAGTGGTACTGCGGCGTGCCGAGCACGTTCGACTTAGTGTTCTGCCCTCCTGACTGTGAGATCGTGGCGTACGGCGCGAGTCCGTCCGTCGCGTCGATCTCGTTAGGCCCCACCAGCTTGTTGAGGAACCCTCCGTTGCCTGTCTGCCCGAACGTCTGAAGTCCGAGCGTCGCCTGCATCGGCGTGCTGATCGTCAGGCCAGTCACCGTCACATGCAGATCGTTCGAGGCCACAATGATGTAGTTCGCAAACGTCTGGTTGGTCGTAGGAACCAGTGTGTTCGTCCAGACAATCGGGAACCCACTGGTGATTAGCCCGGTGTTCGGGTCGATCTCAGTGATGTAGGTGTGGTAGGTCTGGACCGACACCTTCTGTCCGCCGCCGTAGTTCTTGATGGTCCCGTCGCTGGCGATGTAGTTGTACGACATCCCCGACGTGTAAATTGTCTGACTGGAAACAAGCGTGCGTATAACGTACCGCTTCGCTTGTGCCAGCGCCCAGTACGCCGGGTTGGTCGGAACGATTCCGGGTGACGTGGCAGCAATGCAAACGTAGTACGCTCCGCCGTAGTACACTGCGGCACCCACATTGTAGGACGTGCTGCTGCTCCACGCCGGAGGGTTGCCCGCTGTGCCGTTGGTGTCCACCGTCAAGGACTGGGTGGTGTCCACGACCCCGCCGACTATCGGGTTCAGCTTTACGACACCGGACGCCTTCGATACCCGTAGGCCGTACACGCAACCAGTGAACGAGGAGTTGGGTGCCTGCGTCCACAGACCGCCGATGACTCCGCAGGTCAGGTTGTCTGTGGTCTGCGGAACGAAGTCGAATTCTCCGTGCGCAATGCGCATAGAGCCGCTGAGTTGGATCAGGTTAGCCGAGTCCAAATGAACGTTGTATGCTCCGGTGCCAGTGCCTCCGATTACGTTCAGGAAGCCGTTGGTCAGCAGCATGTAGTTCGTGGGCTGGTCGTACACCGTCCACCTTGAGGAGTCGAAGCTGGTGCCGCTGAAGTCGTCATCTAACATGATGACGCTCTCAACGCCGAACACTGAGGACGACAACTTGAATGCGCCGTCGAACCCAGTGCCCACGAAATACTCAGTCGTGAACCGCTGCGGCTCGACACCGCCCATGACAACGGCGTCGTTGATGATCGGAACGTTGGTGCTGGCTTTGACCGTCAGGTCGGACGGCGTGAACCTCAGGCTATGACCGTCAACCGTCAGACCTTGCGTGATGCTGGTCTTCGGTACAAAGTACAGCTTGTGGTCCTGCCCATAGAAGCGGTAGACCGCTGCGGTTGAGAACTCCTTCACAACGTCGCTGAACTTCTTCGTCGGGTCCACGACGTAACGCGCGAGGGTGAGTCCGTCCTGCACGTTGCTCACGTCGAACAATCCGGGGGCGATCATTGCCGCCAGAGCTTTGATGATCTCTCCCTGCGTCATGTTCAGGAACGGAGGGATGATGCCGAGCGCATTCTGGCTCAGGATGATCTCATCGCTTGATGCTTCGTACCGATAGCCCCAGTGTGGCACACCAGCTTTCTCACCGAGGTAAACGTACTCCGGTTCGTTGGTGATGTACCCCGTGTACCAGATCGGGTAGGTATTGGTGGTGAACTTTATGTAGTTGCCGCGCGAGAGCCTCTTGAAGCTCGAATCGGTATTGGCAAGAGTAAAGTCCAGAAGGATCGCGTCGCCGTCGCGATCATCTTTCACCGGGGTGTCGTAGATATACTTGCGATAGTCCGCGCTTGTGTTGGGAGCCGTGCTGAAAAATGCGAGTGCCATCGCTTACCTTTCGAGTCGTTCGGTTTCTCTTAACAACTGGACAGCGCGGTCATGACCCACAATGTTCTCGATGATCGCTAGCCGTTTCTTTGTGTTGCCTTTTGTTCGACAGATGAGGAGCAGAAGAAGGTCGAACACTTCTGGTGATAGCTCAAGCTCATTGAAGAAGAAGCAGTCCATCGTGACGGTCGCCCCAATGATGTCCTCAGGCTTCGTCATTACGAGCTTGCTGCCCATCATGGTGCAATCCTTCAGAACTGCGCCGTTGAGCTTGTGGAAGGTGCAGTCGTAAAACTCTGCGTGGTCCTTTGGTTCGGGGACCTCGGTAAACACTTCGTCGATGTGCTTCTCTTTCAAAGCGCGAAGCATTCTGTCCTCCAATGAGTAGGGAGCGGGCAGGGTATGTCCTGCCCGCGTTCGGGTTAGTAGTTGCTGGTGGTGCTGAAGGTGGTTCGACCACTACGGATGTTGCGGTCGATCTCCTGCCCCAACGACGCTGCTCCGGCCTCACTGATTGGACCAGTGTGGTTGATGGTAATGTTCACCGGGCGGACTGGCCCTCCCTTGGGCTGTCCGACAGTTGGGTAGCTTCCATTGACGTTCGGCTCTCCGGGGATGGGGAGCGTAGCTGTCGCACCTGTGTATGGATTCAGGCTTGAAGCCGCGAACTGCAAGCTGGCTGTAGAGGCCAGTATCTTCGCCATGTCCTGATACTTTGCCAATTGCTCATCCAGCGAGGCGATGGTCAGAGCGTTGCTCGCCTTTTGCAGGTCCGCGATGCTCTTGTTGATGTCGAAGATTTTCGACTCAGCGTCCACCTTCTGCTGCTCAAGGCTGATCTGGTTGTTCAGGTCAGTCAACTGCTGCGCATACTGTGCGCGCTGCTTGGTCAACTCCGTGCCGAGCTTCACAGCGTTCGACGTGCGGCGCTCCGCAGAGTCACCGTTAATCAAACCGAACTCCGTTTCAGCTTCCTGCTTCATCATCTGAACGCGCTGTAGGAGCAGGTTGTTCAGTTGAATGGCATCGCCAATAGCGGTCTGGTCGGCCTGATTCAGTTGGTCTTGCAGAGATTGCCTCTGCTGCTGCAACTGTTGGGTGAGGAACTGCGCTGCCGTGGTGAGTGATCCACCAGCGTCGATGTACTGTTTTACTTGCCTGTTGATCTGGTCCCACGTCTGGTACCACTGCTGAAACACAGGGGTGCCGAGAGAGGCAGCCGCAACTATCTGGTTGAAGTTGGTGATGATGTCGTGCTGTTGTTTTTGCAACTGCGCGATCTCGTCATTAAGAGAAGTGAGGATTTTCTTCAGTTCGCTGGATGCGCCTTTTTTCTTGGAGCCTCCAAGCTGGTTGATTGCGTCCTGCTTCTCTTGCTGCAACTCCGTGATCTGCTGACTGAGCGTGATCTGTCCGATCTTCGCTTGCTCGTTGATAGCGGCGATCTTGTCGTTGATGTTCTGCACCATCTGCTGAATACCAGCAGAGAACAGCGATGAGATCGCTGAGAACATCCCGCCGATTAGAGGGCCGATGACCGGGACCATCTTTCCGACGGACTCGCTCACCTTCCCAATCAGACTGCCAAGCCCTTCATCGAAGGACTTGTTGGACAGCAGCGAGCCAGCGGCACCGACTGCTCCACCTTTTTGATAGGCGGATACAGCACCAGTGACGGCGCTCGCTAGACCTTGGAGTACACCTACCGTACCCTCTAATACAGAAGTAAACTTCTGAAGTCCGTTGTTGGCGTTGTCCCAGTCCCGAGCCGCGTCATCAAGATGAAGGCTCTCTTTGAGCATGTCACCCACGTCTTGTGAATGACCGATGTCCTCACCCTGTATGACCTTGCCGAGTGCGGTGCTCCCATATTTACTGGCATCGGCTTGATTTTGCAGTTGCCGAATCTGGGTTTGCAGCCGCAGGATTGTCTCTTGGTCTTTGTTGCCAGCAGGAGTTCCCGCGCCGTCTCGTGCAAGATTAGCTTGAGCTACCTTCAGTTCGGCGGCTGCTTCTTGCAGTTTTAGCTGGATGATCTCTTTGGTAGCGTCGATGTGCTTCTTCTTGCTACCGAGCGCCAACTCTTCTGCGCGCGTTGCTTCTACCAAGGCGATGTTGTCTTTCGCCATTGCCTCGCGGTGCTGCTCAAGAACGCGGGCGTCCTGAATGCGAGCGTCCGTTAGTGCCTGCTGAGCTTCCTTGTTGGCGATGTCGTGCTTAGCATTCTCTTCTGCCAAGGCAGCGCTGCGTTGTGCTTCTTCCTTAGAACCGGGCGCAGCGGGGCGACTCGTGATGTCGAGAAGCGCGGCGTAGTGCCGCTGCTGCTCAACTGCGATGTCAGCCTGCACTCCTTGTTCACGAGTTAGGTGACCTTCGGAGACAGCTTTCTTGATGAGGGCGATTTCCTCTTTCGAGTACTCTTCGTTGATCTTCAGCAGCGCGGCTGACGTGATCTTCTCATCCTCAATCCGCTCCTTGTTGGCTGCTTCACGCGCAGCTTTATCACGGGCTTCGGACTGACTATACGGGCTGTTGGGGCTTCCGCTCCGTCCGCCAAGTAGTAGGCGATCTTCGATCTGCCGCATCTTGGATGAATCCAGCGTGGGCAGGTCGGTAGCAGCCTTGAGCTTCTCGCGGTATTTTGCGATCAACTCGTCGATTGACTTCTTCTCTTCCGCGTCAGCGGCGAGAACCTTCGGAAGCGCTGCGGTCTTGCTGAGTGTGAGATTAGTCACCTTCTCAGCGATTTCGTCGGTCGCTGCCTTCGCCTTCTCCTTGATGTCTGCAAGGTCAACGCGGAAGTCAGCCATGATCTCTTGCGAGGTCTTTAACTGGCTAGCGGCTGTTACTTCCGGTACCGGGGCAGTGCCTTTACCGTTGATGGCGTCGAGGGCCTGCGTTAGAGCGTTGGCGTTATCTTGGCTTTCAGCTTCGTGCTGATCGAGAACACCACCAACCTTGTCGTTGGTGAACACGTTCTTGATATTGTGCCCGATTGCTTTGAACCAACCACCAACCGTTCCGTCTCCGTTATCTTTGCCTTGTTCTGTTCCAATGGTCGTAACCAGACCGAGCATGGTCTTCAGTTCGATGACCAACTGCTGAACACCGAATACGGCGATTGAGACGAACTCAGCAATCCCTTTGAAGGTGTCCTTCACGATGTCCATCTTCGCGAAGTCGATCAAGATCGTCGCGAAGGTAGCGATCATGTGGCCGAACGCCAGCGCAAGCTGCTCAACATACGATTTGTTGTCGGTCAGCCATTTTGCTAAACTCTGCAACTGTACGAGGATCACATCGAACAGCGGCTTGGCTGCGATGGACTCGATCACCGACAGGGTGTCGGCCAACTGCGTCCGCACCTGCTTGAAGGCCGGGGTCTGGTTCCCTAAGTTCTCGAACCCGTCGACTATCGCTTTGATGGGAGCGCCCAGTGCCGTCATCACGGCCAGCAGTGCAGTTGAAGCAAGCGCCATAGCAGGCACGCGAATAAACGCGCGCTCAAGGGCGTTGGCAAACTTCTCACCAAAACTCAGATCATCAAATGCTTTTCTGGTTGTATTTGCAGCGGACGAAGCATTGTTCGCCATCTGCTGAAGGCCCTGCCCCACCTGCTGCGACATGTGGATGACATTGCTTTCAATGGATTGCGTTGCATCCCTGATTTCCGTCGCCAACTTCGTGAACTGATTACCGAATTGTTGAACCTGTTGGTTCGCAGCGATATTCCCGACCTGCGCCAAGTTCGGCATGTTCTTGATGGAGTTTGCGTAAATCTGCTCCACCTGCTTCATCTGTGCAGCGAAGACGCTGGTGTCGATACCGATTTGTAATACTTCTGTGAATATCGCGTTTCCGCCTGTCGCCATGACTTATCCTTTAGTTCCTCTTGTAAGGACGTGCCATCCGTCCTTGGTCGATCACTTCTCCATGCCTGCTGCCGCCCCGGAACTCCACCGACTCGTACGGGCGCGGTACATAGTCAACCGCGTCGGCTCCAAGTAACGGGCGTGCGCTTCGCTCGCCAATTCGCGTGTCGATGACTACGCGCTTACTGCCCTGCATCCGCTCTGATCGTTGCCGATTTATGGCTTCAAGGGATGCGCCTGATTCTCCTGAGGCGTTGATCGTGACTTGCTCATCGGCGGGGATGATCTTGGCTTCTTCAATCCACACCTGTCCCGCTGATCTTCCTTCGCTCATGGGTTACTTTCCGAATGGGTTGTTGCCGCGCTCCTTAACGCCGGGGGCCTGCTCTTCAAGGCGCTCGCCCATGCGCTTCAGTGCGAATGGCATGATCTGATCTCGGAGCACGAACTCGAACGATGCGACGCGGACGCCGCCAGCGAGTGAACCAGCGATGACCTGCTTGGCGAAATCTAGAATCTCTGCGCGGACGCCGCGATAGATGAGTCGCGGGCGAATGCCGGGGTGGTCTACGTGGAAAAGAAATCGTGCGCCATCGGATGAGCTTGGATCGCGTGCATCTGGGATGCGCAGCATCTTGGCGTTAACTGGGTCGATTGGGTAGGTGCCGCTATGGGTAGTCTTGTGCGGGGCATCCGCGTCCTGCCGTCCAGCGGTGCCGAACTCAAGCCAGTACCACCACTTGAGGTCCTCTGGTACGACGATCTTGTAAGCGACAGTCGGCCTCTGAACGAAGTCGATCTGCCGCTTAACAAGCTCTTTGAGGAAGCTGGAACTTCCGATGTCAAAAGAAATTGTGCCGATGGGCATTGGGTTACCACGCTCCGGGTGCAAACTGCGAGGCGATCTCCTCGCTGGTACATTCCGACAGTCTCTTGCCGAGACTGGGGATGACTGGATCGCGCTCGTCGCGTAGCGCCTTGCCCTTCTTAGCCTTCTCCTCAGCCGCTTTCTTCCGCTCAATGCGCTCGTCCATGCGTCTGCTGTTCACAGTGGCGGCGTGGTTGAGCATGAAAATCTGCGGCATGGTCAGACGCATTGCCTCTGTCAGAGTCCAGTGGTAGTTCTGACAGAGGGTGTCGACCAAGACGAAAGGATTGCCCTTGTCGTCTACTTTGCTTGAGGCTTTGTCAGAATCCCCATCTGCGTCAGGAGAGGCATCATCTGCACGAAAAAACTTGCGAACTCCGAAATCATGTTGTTGTACAGAACTTGTCCCATGATGATTTCGGAAAGCTGCATGGGTGTGATGCCACGGAATTTCTTGATGTCCGCGACAGTGATTCTCTCTGCGTCGCGCCCGTCCGCTTCAAGAGAGTTGTTTACGATGATGCGCACCATGTCCGGCACATCAGACCCACAGAACTGCATAACGCCAGACAGAGGGCTTTCAGACAACTCGATACCGGGCAGATTGACCGTCGCTTTCGCTTTCGCGGTGACGGTTCCCACAACTGCTGCCAGTAGCGGTTTGATTTTCAACATGAACTCGATGTAGTAGTCGTAGGACAGATGGACGTACTTGTACGTCTTCCCACACAAAGTAAAGCTGTCCTTCGAGAGTGCTGGATCGTTGGTAGCGCCGAGCGCGATCTGCTCTGCGGTGAGGGTCGGCGTTGGGGCCGGAGTGACGGGTGATTCAGGGGCGGGAGTGACTTCAGGTGTTGCAGACTTCTTCCTTGCCATAAGGCTCCTCATGGAAAAATTAAGGGCAGCCACCGAGTAAGTGTCTGCCCTATAGTGCGGTTGTAAACCAGTGAATGTGTCAACCGTTTATTTGAAAACGGTCGTAGACACCAAGCTCAGCAGGTTCGCGCCTGCGGCTTGGAAGGCGATCATTTCCGCCATCACCTTCACGCTCAGTTCGTCACCGTTCTGATTGAACGTCACGGTGAACGCAGCGGACGGGTGATACCACTGGATTTCCTTGCCGTCGATTTTGTTCTGGTACACGACCACCATCGCAACGTTGATGACATCTTCCTGACCAACTTGGAAGTTGATGGACGACCCGGCTGTGATGACCGAGGCCGTGAAGCCAAGCTGTTGCAAGAGGAAATCGTCAAGCTGCGTCAGTTCGAACTCAAGGTTCGCGTCGCGGCTTTCGACGTAGATCAACTGGGTGATCTTGTCGAGTCCGGTCTGAACTTTCTTCTGGACCTTGTTGTAGGTCAGCTTGCCGGGGGTCAGCATGATCCCGAGGTCGATGTACGTGCCGGGGGTCACGCCAGTGCCCACGGGAGCCGTGATGGTCTGCCCGTTGGATTTCTGGGTGTACGCGGCGTAAACGTTGACAGGAGCAGCGGTTGTCGAGTCGGGGGCGGACTTGATGTATACGCGACCTGCCGGAATGAATTTGATGGACTGAACGCCTGTCACAGCCCCGGTCGGATTACCGAGAGGAGTCTGTTGGGTGTTCTTGTTAACGATGACTGCCATGTGTGGCTCCTATGAATGCAGGTTATGAAAAGTGAACGAACAGGTGAAGCAACGCCGACAGGTGGAAGAAGTTATCCGCATGTACAGGCTTAAATCTCATTGTCAAGGCCCAGAACAACCGCTCACTGCCGATCTGGACTGGTGCTGATGGGTTTGTGTAATCCATCAACGGGGCGTAAGCTGCCGTGAAAAGCAGTTGACTTATTTGTTCCACTTGGTCAACTGCCGCAAGCTCGCTGTCGTTAATCACATCTACGGTGACGAGCGTGTTCGACAGATCGCTAGGCCCAACTAAATCGCTGTTGTGGAACGTGACGTTGACAGCGTTCAACATGATCTCGTTCAGCTTCGGATCAGTCTTGTCAACGCGTAAATTGTGAAACGTCAGGGACGGAAGGTTGTCTGCAAGGTAGTGCAGAAATGTGTCCCGCGCGGCGCGCATGTTTGCCATTAGTGACCCATGCTCCTTGCGAAGACATTAACCACGATGTCCTTGCCACCGAACTGGTCGGTGATGATGTAAACGATCCGAAGGCTCTCTTCGCCGTTGCCGTCCTTCAGGACGATGGTTGTGTTCGCGCCTTGGAAGTCAAGCTCACTCACCTGAGTCACGGGGAAGGTGAAGTGGTAGTCGTCGGCCACTAACTGCAAGGTAGCGGTACTGAGATACATCGCTTGCCTGTGCCCTAGCTGCCGGAAGATCGGTTGTGGATTGAACAGCGTGTCAACGTGACTGGTCGTGCCGCCTCGTCCAATCAACTCGTCGCCGCCAGTGATGGTGGTGACTCGCTTGTAGGACGTGCGGGCCATCGGGCCAACCTTCTTGATCGCTTTGGCGACTTTGTTGATGAGCGAGTTTGCTGTCGGCATTAGGCCCTCTGCAATCTCATGTTCTGGTTAATGATGTACGGCTTGCACATGTTGTAGGCTGCCGCGCAGATCATCGAACCCTTTGCTCGCATGTGCTGGCTGATCTGAACCCCACCGACGTTGATGGCCTCTCGGTCGACTCCCTGCAAGCTCGTCTCAAGGATGCTCGTATCGAAGCTGAACTCATATGCGGCCTGCTCACACTGAGCGGCCAGAATCTCGGGTGGAATGTAGAGCGTCCCGTCTTGGTAAATGTCCAACGTGCGAGGGAACTGAAGGTGTTGGTAGTAGTTGTATTTCTGCGGGCGACCATAGTTGGTCTTGACCGAGCGAATCTGCTGTTGCCGCGAGTCGTACACCAAGTGGTAGTCAGCGAGAGGATCGACTGGCTCCGTGAAGTGAAGCGTCTCAATGGTGCGGCACGCTCTGATGAGCAGCAGCGTAGGGTCGGCAATCGCAAGCATGGAGGATGCGGTTACCTGATCCCAGTGCTGCGTCCAGTACGCCTGAAACGTGGGAACATCGACGTAGCTGTTGGCGCGTTCGTCCGCGATGGTTGCGTTGATTGTTGCGAAGCTCATGCCTGCGGACTCCTAAAGAAAAGTAAGGGGCGACCGAAGCCGCCCCTATGGGTTTCCAGAGATACGAACTGTTAGTTCGTGCTGACCCGGATTCCGGGCATCTCTTTGTTGTCCGCAACCACCTTCAACCACGTGGCCGCAGTCAACAGCGTCGCATCCAGCGGGTTCGCACCCTGCGTGGTGTCGTAAGCGCAACCCTTCACGCGCAGGTTGAACGCATACTCACCCTGAATGCGATCCACCAAGTTCTCCAACCCGGTGACGGGCTGCGAGATGATGTCGCGCTCTTCAGACTCAGCGACTTCCACGGCGTTCTCGACGAGGCCGAGCACGTCATACGTGGTCGAGGCTGAACCCACGGTGAATAGGTTCGGGCTATCCAGCACCACGACGGGCTTGCCGAACGTGGCGATGGTGCCAGCGTACACAGTCGCGCCAGCGACTTCGTACAGCTTGTCAGCGATCTGCTGAGCCATCAGGTCGAAGTAGTTCTTGGAGTGCATGACCCAACAAACGATGCGGGCCGCGCGATCTCCGAACTTCGACAGGCCGTGAACCATCGCGGTGTGGTTCAGGGTCTTCAGGGTGTCCTGAGTTGCGTCGTACTGCAACGCAGCCTGATTGCTGATCGCCGCGCGCACCGAACCAACCGCGAGGTTGATGTAGTCGACAGCGATTGCAGGGCCGCTCTGCTCTCCGAGCATGAAGCTGAACTCTTCCGGCGACACGCCGATCTTGCGGAAGGCGTCGCGGGACTGGGTAACCGGGCCAAGCCGACGGTTGACCTTCACGCCAACCATTTCACCAGCCGACAGTTTGTTGTCGGACACGGCGGTCGTCACGGTGACATCCCGACGGGAGATCAGTGAAGCGGTGGACTTCAGGAACGACTCACGCTCGTACTGACCCAAGATGCTCCGGGTCACGAGGCGGATGGCGTTCTGTGAAGCCGCGTTGAACGCTTCGGTGTTCTGTTGCAGCGTTTCAACCACGCCGCCCCAAAACTGAGCGTTGTAGATTACGAAATCGGTTTCTGTGCCGATAGTGCTAGGCATAAATGCATTTCCTTTTCGAAAAAGATTTCGGGACGCGTTGAGCGCGTCCCGTAGTTATTAGTGCGGGTGGTTCTCGCGGTTATTAACCGGGAGAATCTTGTGCTACTTAGTGGGCAGCTTCGCCCATTGGTCGTAGCCAAACTTTGCAATGAAGTCCACTTTGTCTTTCGTGGTCTTCACGTCGGCCTTGGTTCTCACCACGCCGACGCCGCCTTGATGCGAACCATTCCGTCCGCTCTCGGCAGAGCCGCTTCCGCCCTTCACGGTCCCCTTAACGAGGTACGGACGGGCTGCGGCGAACTGAGCAAAATACTCAGTCAATGTCATCGGCAGCAACGAACTGTTCATCTTCGTCGCGCCGTTCTCTTTCACGACCCACTGGTTCGCTTCTTGATCGAACACAATGTCGTCTTCCACCAGCTTCTTCACAGTCTTCAACTCGTGGAACTCCACACCGTTAGGAAGGCTTGAGGCCGCGTCGTTAATGGCGTTGTCCTTGAGGATTTTCTTGTTCTCCTCAACGATCTTCGCCTTCTCCTGCTTTTCAGCGTCGAGCAGGTTGCGCAGGCTGGCTTTCTCAGCCTTCTCTGCGTCCAGCAGCGCCTTCATCTGTCGCTTGTTCTCTTCATCAGCGTTGCCGCCGCCGTTGTTACCGCCGTTGGTGGGCGGGTCATTCTTCTGCGGAATCGCGGCCTTCAGTTCTTCGAGCTTCTGAGACATGGCCTGCATCTCCTGCTCATGCTTCGACTGAATCTTGGCGAACCGAGAATTGAAGAGTCCGTTGATGTGCTCCTGCTGCTCGGGGGTGAACTCCACTTTCACAGGAGGGTTGTTCGGATCGGGTGTAACTGCTGGTGTCGACATAAATTGTTCCTTTGGGTTTTGTCCGCCATTGTTTAGTGACGCGGCGTGTGCGTCTCAGACAGGGCGGTTGAAAGTGCAACCGCCCCGCTTGTCAACTACTTCTTACTGCGTGCTTCCTTTGCAATCTCGGCGGACCCGGACGTTGCCCGTTGTGGCGTTGACGCCGCTGTGGGTGTGTCCTTGCCTTTGACTGGTGTCGCGCCTTCAGCTTTCGCTGCGGCAGCCTTAACGTCTGGTTCGTCCATCATCAATGCCGTTTCCGGTGCCAATGCAGCGCGGCCCAAGAACGCGAGCTTCATAACGTCGAACCACTCATCCCAGTCGATTGCCTCGATCTCTTCGTAAACCTTCTTACGTTGGTCGGGAGTCAACCTACCGTCGAACTCGTCGATCATTCGCTTCATCTGCATCTCAGCGAACGTCTTGGAGTTGATCTGCAAGTCTTTGAATAGCGTGCTCAGTTGGCTGAGCGCATCGGTCAAGTTAGTGATCTGATAGTGATCCTTGTACTTGATCGTGCCGTCCCATTCCTTACCCATGTACTCGAAGGTCAGTTTCATCAACTGCATCTCGCACTGCTGCAACGTCTCAGCGCGGGTTGCGATCTTCGGTACGGTGTTCTGGAACGACTGCGACTTCGAGAAGCCGCTGGATTTCTGACCGTTGAACAGGTCGTTGATCGTGTCCTGTGCAGCGATCTTGTACATCGACATCACATTGGCTGAACGCTCGTCCTGAAGGAACTTGGCGGGCTGAACAGGCGGTGTGATGTACTTAGGCTCTTTGGTTCCCTGCGCGTACTTCAGCATGTTCGCAGTGCTGATCTCGCCCTGCATCTGTTCGATCTCAGGGACGTTCGGATCAGACTCCATCGCCAGAATGTTGAAGCACTGGCGGTAGAGGAATTCCTGCAACAACGACGTGAGGTTCATAACCTCGCGACTGATGAACGCGATGTCATTCAGGAACGAGATGCCCATGAACTTATCGGTTTTGCTGCGCTTGTATCGCGCGACATTGAACGGGACTTTTCCCATCTCGTTCTTAATGATCTGTCCAGTGAAAAGCAGAACAGGCTCGTCCGGGTTTGTAATGTCAACCTCGGATACCCTGATCTCGTCCTGCGACCACTCGCTGTAGCGCTCAATGTTTCTCTTAGAGAATCCCCCACTGATGCGTGTCTGAAACTCAACACGCTTTAGGTACGTGAACTGGTCGAACGAATCAGTTGCCCAGTCGAGGACCTCTGTTGGCCGCACCAGCACCCAGTAAGGTCTGATGCCCTGCTCCTTCTGCTGCGCCTCGGTCATTCCTTCTGGGGGTGCAGGCGGAGCATCGACGAGAATGTAAGACATGCCGAAAATCTGCATGTCATCACTCACCTGCATCATGAACTGGGTGATGTCTTCGCCCTTCTTGTTCACGTCGGTGATGAAGCCGTCGTACCAATCGCGGTTGCTCTCGCCGTCTCTCTGGATCGTCTCCGTAAAAATGAACGTCGTGAAGAAGTCCACCAGCGGGTAGCAGTAGTTGTGGTAGTACAAGCGCTTTGCGCGCTCGTTGAAATCGTCCGGGTGCTCACGTGGGTGACGGAAGATGTTTGACGCAGATGCGAAGTCCCTACCACCCTCGTAGGCCGCGAGGAAGAAGTTCCATAGCGGCGCGTACTTCTGGTACAACGCGCTGGTGGACCTCAACCGCTCGATCTCTCGCTTGTCCTTGTCTTGCTTTCCGTCGTCCGCCACGCCAACGTTGGGCGTCTTCACATTCACGACGCTAGTCGGGAAGGACGCCTCATTGCCCGTGTTGACGCTGGAGCCGGGGTAAGTAAGTGTCCCCGTACTCCCCATTGGAATGTCTGCCATGCGCTTCCTTTACGTGCGGATTCCGTTGTCCTTGAACCACGCAAGCAGTTCGTCCAGAGTCCGCGTGCGGCGCTCTGCGATCCACTTCGCGTGCTCTTTGGTTTTGCTTTGGGCCTCCACCATCAAGTCGTACATCGGTGTTGCGGTCTGGCCCTTCTTGACGAACCGCGTGCAGCGCGTGGCGCTGCTGAAAACTCTGTGCAACCACTCGTCGCCGCCGATTAGGTTGGCGGACATGAACATGTTCTTGTAGTAGTCGTCGGTGAAGTGCCGCGAGTACTGCCGCTCACCTGCCCAATGAAAGTGGACCATCTGCGGGTCGATCCAAACTTCCTTGCCGAGCATCCAGAACTTCAGGTCGGTGTACGTCTCCTCACCACCGTAGCCTTCGAAGCCCTGCCAGTAGCCGCCGCATTCTTTCCATGCGCTGTTGCGCACCACGAATCCACCGTGACCCGCGACCGCGACGCGGTACGGTAGGTCAGGGTTAAGCGCATCGAGGTATGGTGCCAGAGTCCAAAAATCTCGCTTTAGCGAAAGCTTGTACTCGTAGTGAATCTGCTCACCATGAAAGAACCGCGTGGTCGAGTGCATGAAGTCAATGTTCTGAGCATCCATCATGCTGACGCCGCGTCTGAAGTAACCCGGTGTTGGCAGGCAGTGGTTGTCGAAGAAGAACAGGTACTTCCCGTTCGCGTTCTCCGTGACCATCTGCCGCGCAGTGGGCGGCGACATCGGTTGCGCCACATGGAGTAACTCTCCCATGTGACCAGTCTTCTCGGTGAAGTGCTTGATCCGCCGCAAATCCTCGGAGATCATCTCCTCGCCGTTGACGCAGATGCGGAACTCATAGGAGAGGCCGGACCTCTCCAAGTCGATCATGCAGCTTTCGATTGTGAACCACAGGCCCATCTCAGGGCCGCGATGAGCGATGATTACGCTCACGTCCACCGGGCGGGCTTGTAGGCCCGACGATGGAACCAAACTTGGTAAGTTCATGGACTCCCCCACGAGTCAGAACAAACTGATTCCTTTGAGAAGCGCGCCCTTTTTGAATGCTCCGCGCTCCATTAACTTTTGGTGCCACTCATGAAACAGTGGGCCGTGGTTGTCTCGCAGCCCGGTAGCGACGTGGATCATCTCGTGCAACAACGCACTGAGTAGGATCGTTCTCGTCGGATTCTTTTCTCTGTTGAAACGAATCTCGTACTTGTATCGCTTGAGTTCCGTCTCGTATGTTCCTGCTTGGTCGTTCTCTTCTTCAGGTCCGACCTTTCGCAGAATTACGTTCTGCGGTAACTCGCCATAGAAGAACTTCTTGTTGGCGAGGGAGTACCACCGTTTCAGACTTCGATCACTACGCATGGCACTCCCCACCAAGAGTTGTTTGCTGTACTGCTCGGGTTGTCAGGGACTTAAACGCCGCGAACTTGCAAGGCACGACTAATGCCCATGCGTATGTTCGTTCCATGAGCCGCAAGAGCGAGACTGATTACGCAGTCGTCATGCTGACCCGGAGGCGCGCTGTACTTGATGTTTCCGTTTGAATTGATTTCGTATTCGAAGTTGCGAAGCTCCTTGATGAGCATGGGAAGCTGCGGGAACGAGATGCGACCGAATTCGATGTCTGCTCTCAGCTTCTCGATCAACTCCTGCTTGGAGCGGTTCGAGATGATGAAGCACTCGACTGGTACGCCTGCGTTCCTTACGTCTTCGACGATTGGATCACCGAGTCCGGTGCCGTCCATGTACACCCGTGCTCTGTTGTAGAGCATGGATACTTCGATGATGCGGCGCTTCTGCACCGCCCATGACATGTCGTTGAAGCGCGCCCAATACACAACGTGGCGTCGCAGAACGTCGATCACGGTAATGACTGTGTAGTCTTTCTTGCGAGCAAGATCGACTCCGACCACATACCGTTGACCAGCTTGCGGCGTCTCGTTGATGGGTAGGCCGCGTGCATCGACCAGACCCTTCTTGATGCAGCCTTCGATCCCTCGGAAGACACCTGCCGACTCCAACATGAATCGAGCAGCGATTTCCTGCTCGAACACGTCGGCTGGCATGTTCTTCTTCATCGTCAAGATTCGTTGTGGCTTGACGTAGGGATTCGTCCACGTGGGCATTCGGATCGAGAGCCACTCTGGATTCTCATCCACGTCGCCGGGTAACAGCCCCGACTTCTCGCCCTTCTGATACTCGTCGTAAAACCAGTTGCGACCCTTCGGCGTCGAGATGATGACCATGCGGCCATCGGTCTGAGTCATCGTGGTCCACACGGACTCGTATGACGCCTGAGAGATACGGGCCGCTTCGTCCAGAATGGCGAAGTGGACACCGAACCCTCGAAGGTTGTCGTCGTTCTCTGCTGACTTGAACTCAATCGCGGAATGGAACTCTCCATCCGGTTCGATCAGTTCGAGTCGAAGGTCAGCTTTCAATTCGAGGTAGCTGTCCTTGGGAAGAAGGCGCTTCACCAACCTGTACGCCATCTCCGACTGTCGGTATGACGGCGCAACCCACCAGTTGAGTGAGTCCTTCACTTCCCACGCCATGCGCGCAACCAGAATCGAGCACCCGTAGGTCTTACCGAACTTCGTGCCGCAAGCTCCGACGACAAACTTCAGATCGGGGTATGCGAGCGGTAAGCTCTGGTAGGTTCTGTAGTCGAAGCCGCCAGTGCCGGGGTTGAATATGACCCGGCCATCGGGCAGCCTGCGCGCATCAAACGCGTTGATTAACTCTGCTTGTTTCGGGTGAGCCGCTGGCAGGTGAAGTTCGACAGGGACTTGTCGCATGACCTGCGATAATGTGCGGCTGCTGTGAGCCTCGAACCTAGGAGCCTGATGGCGTGCCACGGATCGGGGTCTTCAATTCTTGGGGCGTCTCCGCGAACTCAGCAGCAAGCTGCGCGCGGATCGCAAGGTCCTCTTCAGACTCGTGCGCACCCGGAAGCATCTTTGCTTCCTGCGCCTCGATGGTCTTGAGTTCGGCCTCATTCGCAACTGGTGCGACGTTTACACCGCCGCCCTTGGCAACGTGAGCCTTAAACACGAACTCAGTCTTAGTGAGGTTCCCGAGATTCTTCGGATATACTCCGAGGCTTTGCAGCACTTCAACGATTCTGAAGT